GATGGATGTACCGTAAGGGAGTCCCGGAATTACCTACGATTGGAAATATCGAAGTTATCGTTGAACCGAATGGAAAAATCATCATTGAACCACATCTTATTGAAGTTAATTGGAAGAAGCCAGTGATTACTGTTGCTTAGAAAAATTACTTTAAAACAAGAAATGAAACCGAATGTGGGTGGTAAAGAAAAAGTAAGGTTAGCATTTAAGCAACATAAGAAAAAACAACCTTTTGGTATGTTTCATATTTCTAGATATTCAGGACTTCCTAGTGGTGGGTATTTATCCAATCTTGTAAAGACTCTGGTTATGGATGGAGAATTAGAAAAGGTGGATTGTCCTCAATGTCTCTCAATTCCTACATATAGGTTAGTCGGTTAAACTTATCTTCCTAAAAGTGGTAGCTAGGATATGGAGCCTTTGCCTATTCCACCTATTGATCCAAGACAGCCTGATGGTCCACAGGAACCACCTTATTGGGATGATGAAGATGAAGAAGAAGATTACTGAGCATTTTGAGGTTAAAACCTTTCTTTTTGAATTAAAGACAAATCCTTACAATGATAAAGTCATAAATGATTGGTTGATTGAAAATAGAGATGGGATTGACGAGGTTGAAGTTATTTGGGATATTGAAAGTGAGTTTGTTTTTGTTTCAATAACTTACATTAAACTTGAGCAGGAAATCTAACTTCTGTTATACTAGACAATCTATCCATTATTGATTCAACCTTTTTACTATCTACACACGTTCTAACCCAATGACCATTGGTTAACCTGAACTCAAATTCTGTAAAGTTAGTCATAAAGGACTTCTCTACATGAGTATTGAATATAAAGATACAGCAAGAATAAATAAGTCGGGAGCATTTATAAGATATATGTCATGTGAACACTCTCCAGACGAAAGAATCACCGTGATTACTCTAAATCGAACATACGACAAGTGTTCTATTTGTCAAGACGAAACAGAAATTGGTTAAACAAGGTTCTTGTGAGCTTTGTCTTATTGAAGACATTAAGAAATATGAAGATGGTTATCTTAGCAAAGAGATGACAAAGAACTACATCATTGATAAGTTACAAATTGATAATTACAAATGGTACAAACACATTAACTATCATGTTAGACCATTGATGTTAACTTCTGTAAATGAAACTGCTCCAGAGTTAGCAAGAGATTACATTGACAAGATGGGAGATTTACTTCAATTGTTAGAAGCTGAAAAAGTAAAAGCACAAGAAATAACTGAAAGCATATCTGCTGGTTCTGATCCTAAGATGATCAATGCTTGGGTTTCTGTTAATGCAGAAATTAGACGTACAATAGAATCAATTGCTAGATTAGATGGTGATTTGAAGACTCATACTGAAATAACTAAGAATACAATTAATATAGAGTATGGTAAGGTCATAGAGCATGTACTTCAGGAGACTTGTATGACATGTAAAGCAAAGTTATCAAAGTCTCTTCCTGATATAATTAAATTAAGTAAGTGAAGAGTTATCTAGACGTATTATGTGAACCAAAAGATTGGAGTAATCTTCCAGATGGAGAAAAGTTAATACTTCAATTAAAAGCATCTATTGATCCAGTATTCTTTTGGAATCATCCAAAGATGGGAAATTTTCCACTCTTTCAATCTAAGATAGATATTTTCGGTGAGTTCTACAAGTATGATGCTAAAGGTAGAAGAATTAACAATGAGTTAATATTTTCTGGTGGAATGCGTTCTGGTAAGACAGCTCAAGCAGGTCTTATTAGTTTAACAGAAACTTACAAACTTTTAATGATGGATGATCCTCAAGCACATTACAAATTAACTCCTAATACAGAAATTTTTAATATCAACGTTGCAAATGCATTAGAACAAGCAAAGGAAACCGTATTTAGAAAAGTAAAAGAGATTGTTGGTAGTAGTCCATATTTCTGTGCTCAAGATCCTTATCTTACAGCTACTGCACTAAAGTTCCCTAAAGCAATTACATTTAAGGCACTTGGTAGTAATCTGGGTTCTAACGTGGGAAGAACTGTAAAATGTTTCGTTGCTGACGAAATCGCTACATATGATGATCCAGAAGGAGTGTATGATAAGTTGAGTAAGTCAACATCAAACTTTGAGGATTGGAATGAGAATATTAAAGTTATGATTGGTAGTCCAACAGATCCTGCAGATATTCTAATGACTAGGATTAGAAGAGCTAGAGAAGAAAAATGGGCACATACAGTAACTGTATGGAAACCTACTTGGGAACTTAATCCTAACATTCCATATAATGAAGAGGAGAGAAGAAAGAATCCTATAGCTTATGATAGAGACATGGGTGCTAATCCATCTGCTATCAAAGAAACTCTATTTAATCCAGTGTTATTAGATGAAATTAAAGAAAGAGCAAAGTTAACTAGGAATTTGTTTATTGGAAATCCTGATTTCAGAGAGAAGTGGAATTTTACTCCTGAGATTGATTTTACTTTATTAAAAACACCATTTGATTTGGTAGAAGGGATAATCACTTTAGATCCATCAATAAAACATGATGCGTTTGGACTTTCAGTACAATATTTAAGCACTGAGGACACTGTTAAAACTATTGGCTCAACAATATTTACAGCTCCACGTGGAGAAGAAATTAAGACAGAAACTATCGCTGATGTTATTAGACCGATATGCAAAAGTATTCCGATCTCCACACTCATCTTCGATATCTATATGCACTCCCAATTACATGATGTTGTCACCGATTACGGTGTCCAATTGGAGCAACACAATCTTGATATATCCGACTGGATCTTCTGTCGAAATGATTTGTACGATGATCGTGCTAGTATTCCCTATTCCGAATATTTATTTAAAGAACTTAGGGAACTCCTTGTGGTCAAAAAGAAAGTTGACCATCCAAGGATGGGTTCTAAAGATCAAGCAGATTCTATCGCACAAGGAATCTCTTTCTTCAGACGAAGGCAAGAGGAGGCAAGATTAAAAAGCACCGGAGCAATAACTAACTTCGTAGCTACATACTAAAGACATGGGAATATTAAAAAGAATAAAAGATTCAATTTCTTTCAATACTGCAACAAGAAGTGATCCGATAGATACTACTCAAGAATCTGTTGACCCACATATAGCTATACCTGCAAATCTTATATCTGGTGAGATATTAGATTTTGATCATTTAAGAAAAATAGGTAATCGTTATGCTCAAGCTGATTCATTGTATTCTAGTGATGATAAACTATTTTCAATGATAGAATTAATGGCTGTCATGATTGCAAAATCAATAGGTGATGTTTCCATCAGACCAATTGATGGTAAAGATAGAGAAATAACTCAAGAGGAAAGAAATGCAATTAAAGAAGGTAAAGTGTTTACAAGGAGAGTAAAGGTAAGAAAATTATTTTATAGATTAGCAATAGATTTGTGGAAGTATGGTGACACTGTAGATCTTATTAGATTAAACTCAACTGGTATTACTGGTCTTCAAGCTTTACCAATGACACATATTACTGCAGTAGATACTAGAGATCAAGTTAACAAGTCTATTTCCTTTGGTGAACCAATGATTATGGATCCACAGTGGTATGTTGTTGATGAGAAGAAGGTTGATCCTAATACACCAGATCAAATCTATTCTAAGAAAAGAATACTACACGTTTCATTTAATCGAGAACGTAACCAAATTAAAGATAATTTAGACCGTTGGACGATGGGAGTTTGGAGTACTGCTCCTATAACTTCATTATTTGCGATTTTAATGTGGAAGAAAAATCTTATTCGTAATGATATGATTGCAGGTTCTAGAGCACTTCCAAGAGAAGATCATGAATTAGATCTTTCACAGTTCTCTTTAGATAAATTTCCTGGATCAATAGAACAAAAGAAAGCAGCAAGTAAAGCTGCTGCAGAAGCTTCTATCTTATCATATGTTGAAGGTATCAAACGAAGACAAGCAGATCAGGGATTTGTACATGGTACTAGTACAAAGATTTCTTACATTCAACCAAAGGATAGCTATCGTGATCCATCAGGTCAATTAGATCAAATCAATCAATTAATTGGTGGGCCATCTGGTGCTCCTGCAGCATTATTGGGTGGAGATTCTAAAGGTTTTACTTCTGTAGTTCATTCAACTTCTTTCTTTGCATTACGAGCTGAAATCTATACTGAAGCAATTCAAACACCAGTAGAAGATTTAATGAGAAGACATGTTGGTATAGCTAGACCAGGAATTAGAAAGTCTGTCGTAGATAGACTTTACATTAAGAACAGATTGATTTTAGATAGAGATAGAGCAGAGTTGGCAATAATGATTGCTACATTAAAAGAAGCTGATGCTCTTACACAAGATGAACTTAGAGCAATTTGGGGATTGGATCCATTAACAGATGATCAAAGAGAAATGATGGCAGAACAAGCTAGACTTATGAACGAAACAAAGTCTCCCGGTGGACTAACGGCCACTCAGGAGGACTTAACTAGGAAAAACCCTCAATCTCCAACAGGAGATCAAATATCACAAAAGAAAAGAGAAAATGACAGACTTCAAACAGGAAAGAGAAAAAACAGAAAACCGGTTTAGTCCAACTGAACTACATTTAATATTAAATCGCCTTGGGCAAGCTTCCTTCAATGCAGAACATAAGGATGCTGTAGCTAGGTGTTTAGCAGCTAAAAAATCTGTTGGTATTCCTATAGATGATAAAGCAATTGCAATTTGTATTAATGAAAATAAATCAAAAACTAAGACTTCTCATCTAGGTGTTAGTTCTGTAAAGAGGAAATCAATCCCTATTGGTGGTTAGTGTTTTCCCCATATTTATAAATCATCTAGTGTTTAAGAATATCGTTAACTAAACTAAAAAAATGGTCGCAACAGTAATTATAGTAAGAATAACAGGAACCACAGCAGCCCAATCAGCAACAGATTTAGCTGCTGGAAATACAAGAGCAAATGCTTTTGATACTCATACAACTGCTGATACTACAAATCCAGTTCAAAAACCAACATCAGGATTAAAGCATTCTTTCTGGGTTTCAACTCGATTAGATGCAACAGTTACACCAGCCGGTACAATTGATAATATTAGATGGTTTGCTGATGGTGCAAATAACTTTGGTACAGGAATTACTTGTTTTGGAGAGATTGCAACAGCATATAAACAAGCAACTGGTGTGGTAGGAGATACAGGAGATTTACTTACAACTACAAATTATTCTACAATGGTAGAAACACCTATTGATGTCTTTACTCATACCTCTGGTTCTCCAAAGGTATTAGCTGGTTCTATTTCAAATCCTTCAACTGGACAATTCGGTGACTTATTCGTTTATCAAATCAGGGTAGATACAGATGTAGCTCCAGGTGCATCAGCACAAGAAACATTCACATATCGTTTTGACGAAACATAGATAAGTAGAATAGATTTTTACTATTTGTGGATAAAGCATTAATTATAGGCTCTGGGCTTAGTGTAAATTTTGAATTAATTAAATCATGGGATGGTATTATAGTCTCCTCTGATAAGATGTATTATACACTTTCTAAAAAAGGACTAACACATATTGATTATGTTTGTACATTAGAAGATAATCATATGCTTGCTATGCTTTTTTCTAATCCTCCATCAGGTGTTACAAAACCAAAGGTGATTACATCTGTTAGAACTCATAGAGATACACTTGAGACTCTAATGGATAATGAATTTACTGTAAATGTCTGGAGACATCCTGTTCTTACTGTAACTTGGAATTCAGGTTTAATGTGTTGGTTTTATGCTTGGCATGAATTAGGAATTAAAGATATCACTCTTACTGGATTTGATCATCTTTACCCTGAATCAGAGTCAGGACTTATGCATACATGGTGGAGAGAAGAATGGGAAGATTTCCATAAAGGTTTTGTGCCTGATGATGTTGTTACTCATATGTCTGATGAAAAGAATTATAAAATTCAACGTAGAAAGGATGTATTGAGGATTGATGAACCAAATAACATATTTCCTGGATTTGGTGATATGAATAATTACATCAGATATAGAGAAAGAAGAGATGGGCTATATATTAGAAAAATGAAACAGTGGCAGGATGATAGAGTAGCGTGACTGATTTTAATTTTACTGTATTGTATCGAAATGGTAATAAAGTTACCTTATCAGATACTCAAAGTTATGATGATATTCAAAGAGATGGTATTGAAGCTATAGTAGTAAAAATAAAGAATTCAGAATTGTTTACATTGTGGCTTGAAGCTGAACAAAGGTTAATCTATCGTCATAGAAGAGTAAAATCTGCTGGAGTACCTGATACAGAACAGAAAGAACCTGATATATATTTAATTGGTTGGAGACAAAATGTAAATGGTAAGGACATTCAAAGCATTACATATATTTGTGATTGGCCTGGTAGAGGATTTCAAATTCATCAAGCTGGTAAATTTAAGGCTGATCATCCTTGGTTCTATAGTCCTATGTTAAGAAAATGGGAAGTAAGCAAGGGTGAATCTTATTGGGATTTAACAGATAAGATCTGGAAGAAAAAAGCATAGCCTGTTTCCAGAGATCTTATTAGTTAATTTGACAGAATTATTATATGACAAAAGTTAGTGGTTTTAATGAAGTTACGACACCCATAAAAGCTGATTTAGTGGGAGTCATAATCGATGTAGCCACAACCCCAAAACAAAGACGATCTACACTTACCAATTTACTAAAACTGGTACGTACACCAGTAATTGTAGCAGTTGGTGATGAATCAACTATATTATCTACTGGTACAGCAAAGGTGACATTTAGGATGCCATTTGCATTTACAGTAACAGAAGTGAGAGCATCATTAACAGTTGCAGGAACTGGTGCAGCACTTGTAACAGTAGATATTAATGATGATGGTTCAACTTTACTTTCAACAAAAATAACTATAGATGCAACTGAAAAGACATCACAAACAGCAGCAGCATCTCCTATATTATCTCCAGATCCTTTCTTGATTGCTGATGATTCGGAAATGACAATCGATGTAGATACTATAGATACTGATAATGTAGCAGCAGGACTAAAGGTGTACTTAATTGGTTTTGAAACATGAGTCAATTAATAATAGATCCATTTCGATTTGGGGTAGTACCATTTGAATCACTGTATGAAGCATTTGATCCATTAACTGTACTAAAAAAACAACAGTTTCTAGATTGGTTCTCAGGTAAGGCATTAGACCTAATCTGGAATGAACATGATGTATCAGGTTCAGATGGTGCTGGTGCAATGGTGGATGCAGAAACTAATGGTGGTGAGGGATATGAAGTACGTTCTGGAACTTCAAATAATAATTATCGTGAAGTAGATTTTAACAATATTAGACACTATGATGAAGATGGTTGTAGATTAACTTGTGTATTGCGAGCAGTCGAATCGACAACTAGACGAACTGGTGTTGGACTTGCAGATAATATTAATGCAACGGGATCTAATCAAGTAAGTGTTGAGAATGATATAGATTTTACAAATTATCAATTCTTTTCAAATGATGCATCGGTTGGTGGTCAACAGGGAGACACAGGAGTAACCCGAGATGAGGCTTTTCATACTTGGTCAATAGAACTTGATGGAAGTACTGCAAAGTGTTTTGATGGGAGCACACTTGTGACAACAAATTCAGATCAAGTTCCAGTGGCTCAATTACAGCCATATCTCTTTGCACAAACAAGAACGTCAGCAGCGAGAAATAACCACGTCAGATATTTAGAGGTGTATAACACATGACATCCCGTTCTCTATATGAGGCACTGTTTCCGTTATCGACAATAATGAAACAAAGAGTGGTAGATAACTTTGATGCCACTGTACTGAATGAAAGATGGAATGAAACAAACAATTCAGAGACAAACACATTTCAAATGGTAGATGAGGTGGATGAGGGATTTGAGATTGAAACAGTGTCAGCAATAAGTAATGCAGAGATTAATTTCAATGACATCAGACAATATGATTTTGATAATATGGTTGTAATTGCTGAGGTAAGAGAGACAGTATCTAGTAATTACCTTTTGAGAATAGGTGCTAACTTGGACATTAGTGGAAATACTGAAGTGATGTGGAGAGAAACTCGTGATGGTGTATCTTTTACATCATTAAGAACATTTCATCAGAGTTCAAACACCATTACCAATACAACTGTTTCAGAGAGTACGAGTTGGGGAACTGTTAAATTAGTTGGATCTAGTGCAAATACCATATTATTTGAAGATGGAGTTTTGGAAGTAACATCAACTGCTAACATTCCAGCAGGAAAAGCACAACCACAACTTCAAGGACTTACTAGAATTGCAGGAGCAACACACAGTCATAGAATCCGATATTATGAGGCATATCAAACATGACCTTTACCTCAGTCCATGAAATACTAAATCCACTTACCCAAGAAAGAAGGCAGAGGCTTTGGGAATGGTTTGATGGAGATGCGTTAGGGAGTCGGTGGACTACTCGTGATATTACTGGAACGGGAACATTTGCCATGAATACTGAGGTTAATGGTGGATTTAGAATAACAACTGGTACAAACTCATCTGATTCATCCTCAATATGGTTCAATGACATTAATCATTATTCTCATCTTACGGCAGTTATAATTTGGGTATCAAGACGAGTGGGAGCGACAACCTTTTCGGCAGTAGGTTTGACAGATGATGTATTTGATGTATCAAGTAATCAAACCAACATACAAGATGATACTGGTGACACAAATAAAACATTTGTGACAGCAAGTGGTACAGCAACTTCAAGTAGTACAGGTGTTGCAATAAACACAAATTTTACTAGCTATAAAATAACAGCAGGTTCTAGTGTCTATACCGCTTTTGTTGATGGGATTCAAAGGGTCACTAATTCAACTGATAAACCAACTGGAAAAATGCAACCAAACGCAAATTGTTTTGCAAGAAGTACGGGTGGCAAATCTATTGATGTTCGGTATTATGAGGCATTTAACAAATAAGATGTGATATGAATGGCAATAGTAAGAAATGGGTCTTGGTTGTAGCCCACAATTATAAGTATCACTTTCTCTGAAATAAAGGTAACTAAGATATGGCCAGATATAGTGTAACAGTTAACGCAACCTCAAATGGTACAATTAATACAGAAGACCTTTTTATAGAATTAGCTCTATCAACCGTAGCATATAAAATTAAACGTGTTAGAGTCAGATTAGGTGGTGGAGCTGTTTTAGCAACTGCCGGTGTAGATAATGATTTTGAAGTAAGTTTAAGAAGTTTGCAAACATTAGGTGCTGGTGGCCAAGCAGCAACTGAAGTGGCAAGAAATGTTGCTAGTGATGCTGCAGATGTTGTAGCAGTTGAGAAGAACGGTACAACTAACTTTACTTTAGGTACAGCAAATACCACATTTGATACAGTAATTAAGAATGGTAGAGAAACATATGAGTGGATAGCACTAGATTCAAATGATGAAATTATACTTCATCCAACAACTGCAAGTGGTAACATCTTTGGTGTTGTTATTTCATCAGGTGTAGTATCTCAAACATTTCAAGTAACAGTCGAGTGGGAAGAGTAGTCCCCATGAACGGAATACAATCCGTAATAATCAATACAATGAAAAATGATTTTAAAACGTAAAGATTATGGTGCTCCATATTTTGGTGATCCTTCACAGCCACCAAAACATGATGCAGAATATTCAAATTATATAGAACTTCATACAAATT